TGATGCAGGCCGGCACCCCGAACAAGGAAATCATCCTGTCCTTGGTGCAGGGCGCTGCACTGGTCCACGACGGCCGCGACATCATCAGCAACGTCCAGACTACCAACGGCAAGGAGCGCATCGAAACCACCCTCCAAACCGATTACACCTTCGGCTTGGGTCTGAAGGGTTACACCTGGGACACCACCACCGGCGGCAAGTCTCCGACCGACGCCGAGCTGGCGACCGGTACCAACTGGGACAAGACTGCTACCAGCATCAAGCACACCGCCGGTGTGGCTCTGATCGGTGATGCCTCCAAGTAACCCCGTGATGTCCAAGCCGGGACGTGTGCCCGGCTTGGCGGAGATGCAACCATGAGCAACAAAATCTGGTATCTGCCCGGACCGTTTCACCAGTATCGGGAAGACGTGAAGGCGCTGGCAAAGGAACACGGCCTGCGCATCATCGACGCGAACATCACTGAAAGTCGCGAGGTTGCGGCCGATGATGTGCCGGAGGTGACGGTGCGGCAGGTTGAACCGGAACCGGTGCTGCTGATCGCCGATAGTGGTGTTCACGTTGCACTGCAGGAACTGATCGATAAGTTGAATGCGGAACGTGACGGCATCGTGTTGCTCATCGACGCCGCTGAAGGTCTGTCCGAACTGGAACACCCTGGCGCCGGCGAGCTGCCTATTCGCCTGTTCGATGCACTCAAGGCCATTCACCAAGGTGTCGTCAACCTTGAGGGCGAGCGTGATAGTTTGGCGGGCGAAGTTCAATCGCTGAACGCCGAGATCGAGCGCCTGAAAGCGGCGGCGAATCAGCCTGACGAAAACGCCGAGAAAATCGCAGGCCTCAAAGCGCAGCTCGACGCTGCCAAAGTGCAGTATCGGGCGAACGCTTCTGTAGAGTCGCTGGAAAAGGCAGTTGCTGATCTGCAGCAGGCGTAATAACCCGGGTGCCCGGTAACGTGGCATCCGATCCAGAACACCACAGCGAGCTGATTCATGACTCTCATCATTGAGGACGGCACCGGCAAGTCTGACGCCGAAAGCTACGCATCTGCCGAAGATCTGGCCATGTACGCCGTGAAGTTTGGCGTGACCATCCCGGCAGATGTGCCAGCACAAGAAGCGCTGCTGCGCCGGGCCGCGCTGGTAATGGACGGGATGACGTGGAAAGGGCGAAAGTCCAACAGCGAGCAGGCTCTGTCCTGGCCACGCCGGGGCGTTGAGCTGGACCGCGAGATCAAGCCTGACAACTACCTACCGGCGCGAATCCAATACGGCCAGATGGCGCTGGCCGCCGAGATCCACACCGACGACGTCGACCCGATAGAGAAGCGCAAAGGCGCGGTAACGCTTGAGCGTGTCGAGGGTGCGGTGACTCGCGAATACGCGACGATCCCCAACACCAGTGGGCGCCTATTGCCGGCAGCGCCGGACCGACCGAGCGCAACGCAGTTTGCCGACTACTTGCAAAGGCGCGGACTGTTTGCTGTGCGCGCGTAGTGGTAGCGTTAGGGCTCAATCACAGGAGCTCTACCATGGCTGATAAATACACCGACGAAGAACAGCAAGCGTGGGACCTTTACTTTTCCGCAGCGCTACCACTTGCAAAAGCCGAGGGCGAAGCTACTGCTAGCAAGGTTGATGGATCTTGGGCCGAGGTGCTTAAGCAGGCCGCGGGCATTGCTGACAACATGGTTGAGGAGCGCAGGAAACGGAAGCCGTTGCCTGAGTACCACATCGGTATGTTCAACGTTTAATTTCAAATCTGGAGCCACCATGGCCTTCTACGACGAAATGGCCGTGATGGCTCTGGAGATGATTACAGAGTTTGGCCAGCCAGTGACCATCAGCAAGACGCAGCCGGGAGAATATGACCCGGAGACGGGTGGCGAGTCATCGGGCGCCACCATTGAGCAGACCGCCCAAGGCATTCTGCTCGACTTCACCGGTCAGGAATTCCAGAACAACAGCCTCATCAAGCAGGGCGACAAGAAACTGAAGATCGCCGCGCAGGGGCTGGAGTGGGTACCGGATTTGCTGAACAAAGTGATCATTCAGGGGCGCACCTGGTCAATTGTGCCGCCGTTGAAAGAGGTAAATCCCGCCGGGACGCCGGTCCTCTATGAGCTGCAGGTGCGGTCATGAGCCGGACGGGCGCCGGGCAATCCGGCAGCTTCGCCCTAAGCCTGGCTGAGTTCGCCTCCCAGACCAGCGAAGCCATCGACGCCAGTGTGCGCGAGATCATCATCGAGGTCGGCAGCAGCCTGATCCGAATGTCTCCAGTGGGTAACCCGGAGATCTGGGCGCAGAACTCTGTAGCAACGCAGTACAACAAGGCCGTCGACGACCACAACACCGCGTTGCGCAGTGACCCGGCCAACATCACGAAGGGCGGCAGACTGAAGAAGGGCCGCAAGCTCAACGACGGCATGGACATCAAGGCGCCCGAAGGCTACGTCGGCGGCCGGTTCCGCGCGAACTGGCACATCTCGCTCGGTGTGGTCGAAAGCGTCACCTTCGACGAGGTTGACCCGAGCGGCGCCGCGATGAGCGATTTCACTGCCGGCCAGATGGCTTACATCATCAACAACTTGCCCTATGCGATTCCTCTGGAGTTCGGCCATTCCACTCAGGCCCCCGGCGGCATGGTTCGGGTAACCGTGGCTCGCTTCCAGCAGATCGTGCAGGAGGCCATCAGGAACTATCAGGTATGAGTCACGCACGCGCCCGTCAGGCCATCGAAACGAAGCTGGCCGCATGGTCGGCTGCGCGTCCAATACGAGTGGCCTACTCGAATCAGCCATTCACGCCAAATCCATCTGAAACCTATCTCCGGGCCTTTCAGCTTCCAGCCAGCACCACTTGCCGTTACCTCGGCGGGGACGCGTACGAGTACGTCGGCGTCTATCAGATCAGCATCGTCTGTCCATCTGCCCAGGCCATGGCCACCGCAGAGACGCTCGTTGAAGAGCTGACGCGGCTCTTTCGCGTAGACACGCCACTGGCCCGCAACGGGTTCGATGGCCTCATCACTGAGCCAGTAGATCAAGGGCCAACCATCACAGAGTCGGCGACCTACACGGTCCCGGCCAGCTTCACCTACGCGGGTGTCGCAGACCAACTGCCCGCTGGGGCATAACCTACCGCCGTCAGGCGGGCACTCAAGAGGAAACACACCATGGCCGCACGCTTCCCGCTGCCGAACGGCGCTGTGCTGGAGATCGCCAGCGTTATGGGATCCGCCGTCGCTTTCACTGCATTGACCAATGCGAAACCGCCGGTCGCTGCCTCAGTAGGGCACGACATTGAAAACGGCGACGTTTTGCTGATCAACTCCGGTTGGGCGCTGATCAATGACCGCGCAGTAAAGGCGTCCGGCGTCACCGCCGATGCTTTTGCCTTGGCTGATCTCAATACCACCAACACCGATAAATTCACTGCCGGTGCTGGTTCTGGCTCAGTGATCCCGGTGTCCGGATGGACGCAAATCTCGAAAGTCACTTCTTTCACATCCTCCGGCGGCGAGCAGCAATACCAAACTGTCGGCTACCTGGAAGATGACGACGACAAGCAATTTCCAACCAACCGCAATCCGACCACGATCACCATCGTGGTGGAGGATCAGCCGACCGCTCAATACGTCGAGACTGTCGAAGGCTTCGACGACACCAAAGAGCTGGCCGTCGTGCGCATGAAGTTGCGCAATGGCGATCAGATCCTCTATCCGGGTTATGTGAGCATCACTCCCGATCCAACGATGGAGCGCAACAACGTCATGACGCGCACCATCAGCATCGGGCTTTCTGCTCGTTCGCTCCGTTACCTGGCCGGCGCATAAGGACTTCTCATGGCAAAGATCAGGATCGCTCAGAACCCTACGTTCAAAGCCATCGTGCACATTCCAATCGTTGGGTGTGAGCCCGAGGCAATCGAGTTCACCTTCAAGTATCGCGATCGCCCGGCGCTCGCCGCGCTGTTCGACGAATGGAACCTCAAGGCGAAGGAAATGCGTGAGGCGTTCGGGGAAGGCACCACATTGTCAGATGTCGTTGCTGCCGAAACCGAATATCAGGTGCAGCAGGTCAAGGACCTGGTGGCGGGCTGGGGCTTCGATGACAAGTTCGACGACAAGAGCATCCTTGCCCTTGTGAAGTCGTGTCAGGGAACCGCCGAAGCGGTAGTGAATGCCTATCAGAGTGCGTTCAATCAGGCCCGGCTGGGAAACTGAGGGCAGCAGCCGCAGCGTTGTACGAAAGCGGGCCATCTGCTGAGCAGTTGGCAATCCTCGGGCTGACGGCTGCCGATTTGTCGGGTGACGATGTAGAGGTCTGGCCATGCAACTGGCCGGCCTTCCTCCTGTTCAACCGAATGTCCACGCAGTGGCGGGTCGGCACCGGTGGCCCGATCGGTCTCGATTACAACTGCATTCGCGACGTCGCCGGTTTCCTCGCAATCAAGAAAAAGAAACTCGCTGAAATCTTT